GCCCCAGGGCCTCACAGCCCAATGAGGTCCCTCACGGGGTCTTGCCCGCTGTGGCGGACTTCTTCGGCGAGTCGTGCAGATGCGCCGCTGGACCGATGAGCGGGCCGATTGTTACCGCCGCAGGCGCTTCCACTTGCGCCTGCGGGCGCTCCACACGATCCGAACGGTCGAACGACCACGGGCTCCCTCGACAAGGCTGACGAAGTCCCGCTCCAAAGCAGCGTGAGCGTCTACCGGCAGATTTCCCGGGATCTCCACCGTCAGACGACCGTCGGAGGTCTGCAGAACCACAAGTTCCCAGCGGTCCTGCAGTTCCAGATTGTCACGCAAGGCCCTGAACTTCGAAAGGAAGGACTCATACGTAGCCGTTGCCGCCTGGTTCGCGAGGCTCTGGAGAAAGGGGGCGGCAACGTAGGTGGCCAAGAGGACGGACACCACGTCCGGAAGCAGGCGCGCTTGGACACCACGAGGGATTCGCGCAGGCTTCTTCTCACCCGGCTGACGCGGGGTCCTGCGTCGGCGCCTTGGTTCGGACGTCGGTTTCCCATGCTTCTTGATCCGCTTATAGCGATACCAATCCTTATAAGCATCCATCGAGTAGTGCTCGACCGTCGACTCCCAGACCTCGGCGCCGGACTCCATACGCGACACACCCCCTTGACAGAAGGGTAGAAGAAACCGGTGTGCCACCAGAGCCCGGCGTTGCAAGGCGGCGGGTCACTTGGTGATCGGGCCAGCCGATGCCGACTTCCTCGGCGACTCGTGCACGATGCGCCCGCTGGACTGCTCGCGCACCACGGCGTCCTCGTACCGGTTGGCGATGGCCTTCACGGTCTCCGCGTTGGAGTGCCGGAAGACCACCTTGTCGCCGGGGAGGACGGCTTCGAACGTCTCGGGCCTGGGCACGGCCGTGGCGTCGCCGTTCGGACGGACTCGGTTCTTGCCGCAGTTGCATCCCATGTCAGTCGTTCTCCTTCGGTGTTGCGGCGGCGGTGATCTCTGCGGGGGTGATGGCGAGGGAGGCCTGAAGGGCTTCGATCTCGGCTCGGCGCTCGGCCTCGCGGAGCGCCATGGCGTCGATGAGGCGGTCCACGAACGAGTCGGTCAGCAGGGCGGCGGCCAGGGCGGTGGCGTCCACGACCGACTGTCCGGACACGGTGTCCGGACGCTGTCCGGGCTGGTCGGTGGCCGTGTCCGTGGAGCTCGCGGACACGGCCGGGTCGGTGTCCTGATCTTGTCCGGGCAGGGTGTCCGGGGCGGGCAGCAGGCCGGCTGCGGAGGCGGCGAGGGCGAGCTGGGACCGCTCGGCGACAGCGTGGATCGCGGCGACGAGCGGTGTGGAGTGGCCGGGCACCGGCACGGTGAGGACGGCGCGCAGCTGCCACTTGCCGTCCCGGCCCTGCTTCAGGTGGTAGCTCGGCTGGCACGCCTGGAAGACGGCCCGGTCCCACTCCGACAGCCACGGCGCGGCGGCGCCGGAGAACCAGATGCCGCGCTCGCTGAGGCCGCTGGTGATGATCGCGCCGACGGTTCGGGTGTCGTCGAACTGGCAGGAGGCGGTCTCGCATTCCGCGCCGTCGCGGTGGTGGCCGACGTTCATCGTCATCGCGCCTACCCGCACGGTGGTGCCGTCGTCGAGCTGCCGCTTGGCCCGCAGGAAGTGCGTGAAGTCCAGGCCCTGCGCGGCGAGCTTGCGCACGGTGAGGTTCTTGCCGGGGTAGCCGGCGTGCGGCTCGTCCATCGTGGCCACGAAGCCGAACACGCGGCCGTCCTTGTAGTGGACTCCTCCCGAGCCGTCGGGCAGCTCCTCGACGGTCGGCTCGCGGAACCACTCGGCGGGCATGGGCGGCATCTGCTGTATGGCCCGCCACGCCGACGCCTCGATCTCAGAGGGCAGGTCCAGCGGCTCCGTGGGCGCGGACGCGGCGGCGGATGTCTCCTCGTCGTCGTGCACGCCCTCCGGGAGGGTCGAGGCCGGCACGAACTGGCCGGGCGCGATGCGGAAGATACGGCCGCTACGCGCGGCCCGGTTCAGGTGGTGCCGCGCCGTGTGCATGCGAATGCCCAGCGCGTTCGCCACGTCCCGGGCGCCGACCGCTGTCGGCGAGGTGCACACGTACGTCACGACCCGCTCGTGGACGTCGTCCGAGGCGGCCAAGATGACCGGGGCGCTCGAGGAAGCCGTCTCCTCCAGCGGATCCAGCACGATCCGGGCCCGGTTGTAGGCGGGCATCGCCACGAGCGTCGCACCACGAAGCCGCGCCCGCGTAATCCGGACGAGGAAGTCGCCGGCCTTCTCCTCGTGGACGACGATCCCGGACTCGGGGTCGTCAGGGTCACCGGCCGCCGCGGTGAGCACACCGGACCCCTCGAACGCCGCGCGGATCGTGGCCGCGCTGACCGTGCCACCGGGGCCGGTGACGAGCTGCAGGTCGAACCCGTGGCGGGTCATGTCTCCGCCGGTGGAGGCCACCCATTCGGCACGGGCGCTGCCGGACAGCATCACCGAGCCGTCTTCCAGCGTCAGCACGCTGGCGTGGGCGAGGTGGGCGGAGGCGAACAGCCAGCCGTCCTCTTCCGGGTCGAGTGTCTTGTCGACGAACTCCACGTCGACGTCGTCCAGGTCGGCGGAGACGCCGAGCGGGGCGCCGTCTTCCAGCAGCGTCGCGGCGTCCATGCCGGCGTACCGGTTGAGGTAGAGCACACCGGAGGCGGTGATGCGGTTGCCGTCGCGGGCAGCGGTGTTGATGGCGCCGCAGAGTTCGGCGCCGTCGTGGCCGCCGTTCATCTCGTCGGCGTACTGCAGCGGCATCGGGTCGGTCTCCCAGTACAGGGAGCCGGGTGCGAACACGCGGCCGTCGCCGGTCTCTTCGTTCTCGAAGGCGATCGCCGTGTCGCCGGGCGTGGACCACGCGCGGGTGGTGATCGGCTCGGCCACGGCCTGGTCGGCCGCGGTCTGCTGTTCGGGCATTGCTTCTTCCTCCTGCTGCTGGCTGCCGAGGGGGATGTCCGTGTACTGGCCGGCGAAGGCGATCCGCAGCCGGTCGAAGGTGATCGGGCCGAGGCGGTCTTCGAGCTCGGCGAGGTCGGCGTCGCCGTATGTGGCGGTGACGTGGGCGACCCACGGCGAGTGCTGGTCTGGCACCTGCTCGTCGTCCAGCTCGCTGTTGCGCAGGCCGTAGGCGGCGACGTTGCGGACCTCGTGCAGGTAGGGGCTGGCCGGGGGGCGGTCGTCGCTGGTGTCGTCGCTGACGGCGTACACCCAGCACGGTTCGTCGCTGTTGCCGTTCCACCGGTTCACGCCGAAGATCCGGGCCGAGACGGGGCCGAGCCCACGGTCGGCCAGTTCCTCGCGGATCAGGTCGATGAGGGACGCCCGCTCGTGCTCGGGGAAGACGTCGGCTTCGCCGAGGTACCAGATCGTCAGGTGCATCTCGTCGGCCGGTTCGCCGCCGTCGATGGCGAGGCGGGCCAGGTCCTCGTCGGACGGGATGAGCGCGATCATCGCGCCCGTGTGTGCACCGGCTGCCGTCAGCCTTGGATCTGAAAGCCCGGACGGCGGGGCCGCTTGAGATCCGTAGGTGGAGGCGCGCGTCTCGGGATACACGGAAAGCACGCACCTGCAGTTGATCACTTGATCGGCGGGGGCGGTCGGGTCGTGCGGGAAGTCCATACGGGCCTCACCGACGGTGAACTGCTCGTCCAGGAGGCGGATCTGTCCGTTCGCCTCCTTGTGGTCGTGCCGGACGCGGCTGTCGCGCTGGGAGATCCACTGCTTGACGATCGGCGCGTCCGGGCCGGTGACGTCGCGGGCCGCTGCGAGCGTGGCCGTGTTCCAGGCGCGTCCGGCTTCGGTGCGGGCGATGCGCTCCTCGCGGACGTCGCCGAGCTGGGCGCCCTCGCGGGTGAACGCCTCGCGCAGTCGGGCCCGCAGCTGCTCGATGCTCTCGCCGGCGTCGACACCGGCGGCCAGCTCCTGGCGGGCGACTTCGGCGAGCCGGTCACCGACGGCGCGCAGCAGGTGCTCGGTCGTCGTCACGTACGTCGACATGGCGGGCGGCAGGGTGCGGCCGTCGTCGTACCGGCCGGGCAGGTCCTCCCACGTGTCGGGCAGCTGGCCGCCTGTGTCGTCGGCGGCTTGCTGGGCGGCGGTCTCCGAGACGCGCAGGAGACGCCGCACGATGCGCGGCATCCGGTCGGTGAACATGCGGGCGATGCGGGACACGGAGAACCGCGCGGCGACCAGCTCGGTGGCGTCGGCGAGCTCAGCGGCGAACTCGTCGGCGACCTCCGCGAGGACAGTGCTCACCTCCTCGGCGACGGTCTCCTCCGCCTGGTCGAGCAGCGCGTGGAGATCAGCCACGGGTCGTCTCCTTGGGCTCGTCGAGCGCAGCGATGGTCTGACACGGGAAGTCGCCGCCGCAGTGGGAGCAGTCGCCGAAGTCGTCCGTGTGCAGGGCGCGGACGCGTTCGATGGCGGCGGGCAGACCGGCCTGCTCCCAGCGGGGGTGTGGGAGGGCGTCGCAGTGCAGGCATAGCGCCCAGCCACCGGCCGGCTTGGGGCCGTCGTCGTCCCGGACGTGCACGGTGACGACCATGAGGGCTTCACGGCCGCACTCGGGGCACAGCCGCTCGTGCGCCACGGTCACGTCTGTCTCCGGCGCGGGGGTGACGGTGTGCTTCGCCACCTCGTAGCGGTCGTTCTCGTGGTGGCGCCAGGCGACCATTTCCTCGACCGGGTAGTGGTCCGGGCAGTGGGCGCACCAGCCGTGCACGCGGTGGGAGGCCACCGAGTGGCCGAGGGGCGCCTTGTACTGGGGGTCAGCCACGGGTCACCTCTTGGTCGTCAGGGTCATCACAGACGGAGCACCAGGCCCAGGTGCCGACGGTGGAGACGCCGGCCGCGGTGAGCAGGGCGAGGCTGCCGGTGAGCCGGGTGAAGGCTTTGCACACCGTGCACCAGTCCTCGCGGACCTGGGCCGGGGCGACGGTGACGGCGAGCGGCGCCGGTTGCGGCATGGCGGTTCTCCCTGCGTCGCGTTCACGCGGCCAGCCCCAGGCACGAGGTGAGGACACCGGGCACAACCTCGTAGGAGTGCTCGATGCCAGCGGCGATCAACTCCCGGGCGTAGGAGTCCAGGGAGGCGGTCAGGCAGTCGGGGTCGAGGCCGTACCGTTTGGCGATCTCGGGGACGCGCCGCCACGCGCCGTCCAGGAGCCGGTACTGCTCGACCTGGCCGGGCTCGACCTTCAAGACGGTGTGCAGGGCGGCGGGCTGGAACTCGCGGGCCCTGGCGCGCTCCGGGCGGGGGCAGATCGGCGTCCTGAGGAGCTTGTCCCCTGCCGAGGACAGGGCGGCCCAGATCAGGCCGTCGGCGGCGGCGAGGAGGCCGTCGCTGGCCCGGGCGGCTGCGGAGGCGGGCAGCGTGTTGGGCTCGTCGGTGGTCTCGTCGACCGGCAGGTCTGGCTTCGTCGGCGGGTTCTGGTCCTGCTGGTCCTGGCCTTGGTCCTGGTCCTGCTGGTTCTGGTCGGTGTTCTGCTGGTTGCGGGCGGCTTCTTCTTCGGCGCCGGGGGCGTCGTCGTCGGTGAAGCCGGTCTCGCGGCGCAGGGCCTCGGCGGAGATGACGCCTCGGTCGTATGCCTGCAGGGCGGTCTCGGCGCGGTTGGTGCGCACCCGCAGTGGCGCGGTGTCGTACCAGACGAGCCAGCGGTGCCAGTCCTCGACGTTCTCGGCCTGCAGGAGGGGGCGCAGCCATTGCTGGGTGAGGGCGTGGGCGACCGTCGCGAGCTTGGGTTCGACCCCCATGCGGATGGCCTCGGAGGTGAGCGCCCAGGCGCCCCAGTGGTTGGTGTCGCCGAGGCCGAGGAGGATCTCGGCGGGGATCTCCAGGCCGGTGGCGAACCGCTTGATGGCTTCCTCGCGCAACCGGAGGGCCAGCTCGTCGAAGTTCGACTCGAACGTCAGCAGCTTGAAGTCGCTGATGGAGTCGGCGGGGACCTCCAGCACGATCGGCACGGTCGCCGCGGCGCTTTCGGGTTCGCGGATGGCGGTCTCCGCGACCGTCATCAGGATCTCGATCAGGTCGTCTTCGGCGTCGCCCTGCGTGGGCGTGGTCGGGAAGCGCGTGCCCTTGGGGACGAGGAGGATGCCGCGGCCGGTGAGCCGGCTGCGGGCGATCGCCTTCACCGCGGCGTTCAGCAGCAGCAGTTCCTCGAGGAGGTCGATGGCCGACCTGACTGGGGAGTCGGCTTCGATGCTGCGCTCCGGGTCCGGCTCCCACACGCGCAGGGCCACGGGGCCGTCGGGGTCCAGGTTCTCGGGGTCGCCGGCGGGGATCGGGACGTCCTCGCCGTCGATCTCGGCAGTGAGCTTGCCGGACTGCTGCTTGACCTCGCGGGTGGACAGCACCCGCCAGTCGTGGCCGTCCTCCGGGGCGTCCGGGGAGAGGACTTCGGAGTTGGGGCGGATGACGATCCAGCCCTCGCCGGGCACCATCAAATGCCTGCCGAACGCGCCGAGCAGCTTCGCCTGCCCGTCGGGTCCGCCCGCGATCTGCGCGACGATCTCCGAGGCGCGGTGGTCGTCGGAGGCGCGCTCGATCGAGCCGTCTTCGGCGCGGCGGCCTGCGAACAGGACAGCACCGGACATGGCGTTGCCGATGTAGTTCGCGGCGAACCGGACTTCGGGGACGAGGTGGTACAGGTCCCAGGCGCGGCCCTGCCATGCCTGGTCGTTGCCGCCCTTGCTGGCGGCCCCGCTGCCGCGTACGAGCTTGCGGTCGATGTACCGGGAGGCCGCGGCGGCGAGCTCGGGCCTCATCCGCGGTTCACCAGGTCGCCGAGCGTGTCGTCCACGCGGTTCAGGAAGACGGCGGCGCCGGCCACGGCGAACCACTCGACGCCGTGGACGACGAGCGGGGCGTCGTCCCACTGGCCGGAGGCGAGGAGCCAGGTCGCGAGGATCGCGCCGTTGATCCACCAGCCCAGGCAGTACACGCAGGAGATGAGGGTGACGATCGCAGTGCGCAGCGAGCTGGCGGGCTTCCGGCTGTGCCAGTCGAGGACGGCGACGCGCGCCGGTTCGAGCAAGCTGTCATGAACTCCCAGCTGTGTTGCTCGGTACCCGGCGGCCGCTAGGACGACAAGCTCCGGAACGCTGATCATGTCCGGCACCTCGCTGAAGATCGTTCGGAATGCGGCGGCACACTATAGGCACTCGCCGAAAATCCTGCTTCAGAACTGATCTTCTACCGAAGGCTTTTGATCACCTGTCGGGTTCGTACGGCCCGCCCGGGTCTGCCTGTTCTGCTACGGTTCGGGCTCCGTCATCCGTGGCCCGGAGTGACGTGCAAGGGGCGCCGGTGGCTATGCCGCTACAGCGTCCGGACGGCAGGGGTGGCGCATCCCCAGCCGCCGGTGCCCCGTCCACCCCCCTCAGAACAGCAGCATCGTGTCGATGCCGTCGGGATCCTGCACGGGCTCGTCGGGCTCCAGCTCCAGCTGCTGGGCGGGGCGCGACAGGTCCACGATGGCAAGCGAGCCGGGGCAGGACACCAGGGAGTCGCCGTAGCGGGCGCGCCGGTCGGGCGGGTCATGCCGCCACAGCCGGCCCTTGCCGAGGCTTCCGGCGACCGGCCCGGCCGCGATCGGCCGCTTGCACTCCTCGCAACGGACTCGGGGCAGTTTCACGTCGACCAGTGTGGACGGAACACCCTGCCTCAGTCAGCCTGCGCTGTCCTCGCAGCCGTCCAACGCGCGATAGGTCGGAAGACCGGTGACGTGGCCCACCACACCGTTCAGCGTTGCTAGCGGGCCGGGCTCCTGAATGAGGCGCCCTTGCTTGCGCGCCCAGAAGACCCCGTTGCGATCCAGGAAGGCGATATTGCCGTTCAGCAGAAGCGGCTGCTCGTGTGCCAGCGAGTGCCATCTCTTGTCCTTGTCTGAGATGGAACCCGTTCCGGCAATTTCGAAGGCGTTGAACCCCCCTTCCAGGGGGACACCCTTCTCGTCGTAGATCAGGTTGTCCTGGGTGATCGTCATGTCAGTGCAAGGCGGCAGGCTGGTCACCATGACCGCCCATGCGACCGTCGGCGCCGGGAGCGCCTTCCAGAAGGTGAGGTGTACCTGCGTGATGGGGTCGGGGCTCCGGTTCATCAGGTGCACGGCCCATTTGCCGTGTGTGTCTTGACCAAGCCATGTAGAGACTCGAGACGCCTGAGCGCGCACCTCCCGCGTGTCGGCTTCCCTCGACTGATGGAGCTGGTCCTGAGCGACGAGCACCGCCCACACCGTTGACGGGACGGACAGCAGAACGGTCAACAGGGCCGCAACCACGGTGAGGTCGCGCCACTGCCGAGGCTTCCGCTCGGGCTCGTCGGCTCTCACCGGCTCGGGCTCGTCCGCTCTCGCCGGCTCGGGCTCTTCAGCTCTCACCCGTTCCCTGACCCGCCGAGGCCGCTGCCGCGCCAGCCGTAGTCTGACGCGCTGTTCCTCACCTCTGTTGGCCACTAGCCCCGCCCCCCTGTCAGCCGTAGAGGAGGCTACCTACAGCTCCGGTGGCTCCTCCAATCACTTGCCGATCCTGCGCCCGTGTGCCTGCGCCATGGTTGATCGGCTGCCCCTGGCCACCTCCCCGGGCCAAAGCGGGTGCACGCCGGCTCACAGCCTGGAACGCTGAGAGATCACGTCAACGGGGCACACGGAGCAGACCTTTGATCATTCTGGACACGAGCATTCTTCGATCATTTAGCCCGGAGAGCAGCAGCGCTGACCTCCTACGGACCATCAAGACCTCTGGCGGTGAGAAGGTTGGGGCGCCGTGGATGGTGATCGAGGAGTTGGCCGCTCAGCAGGCCATCAAGTACGAGGAGATCCACCAGCGGGCGGCGCAGGCGGTGGAAGCGCTGCACCAAGGAACCCCGTGGGCCTTGGATACGCGGCTCGGTGTCTGCGAGACCGATCGGATCCGGGACCACTGGCGCAAGACGTGGGGCCGGCTCCTCGACACGATCCCCACGAGTGAGAAAGCTGCGAGGGAGGCCCTCTTCCGGGAAGCAAACCTTCTGCCGCCGTGCAAGGAGGCGAAAGGCTTCAAGACCGGTTCACGGGACGCCGCGATCTGGTTGTCGGCAGTGGAGTTCGCGCGGAAACACCCTGGCGAGACGGTCTACTTCGTCAGTGCCAACACGAAGGACTTTGGCGACGGAGCCTCATACCCGTACCCGATGAACGAGGACCTCCACGGCATCACCGACCGGTTCGTGCACCTGACCAGCATGGACGATATCGCCAGTCACTTCACCGAGCCGGCCGCGGTAGACGAGGCGCTCGTCATCGACATCTTGGAGTCCGACGCCGTCTTGAGCAGCATCGCCGAGACGGCTAACACCTACTTTCCGCCTTCGTCTCTTCATCCGGCCTTCGAATGCACCGTGCCGATGCTGGACGGCGGTTCCATCGCGATTGAGGCGTCGCCGTGGCTCTCATCCGATGCACAGCTCGGCTCGGTCAGTGACATCGTCGCGTACCGCATCGGTGACCACGTGTGGTGCACCGCTTCCGTCGAGTGGCACATCGTTGGAATCGGCTACACGCTGGCGGGTGCGCTGGATGGCGCTGTCAGTTGGTCGACGGCAGTGCTGATCAGCTTGAATCGCGAGGATCCGAAGCTGACCATTCTGCGCGAGGCGCTGCCTCGGCCGGTGAGCGACAACGTTCTCGCCACCCTTGACGTGCTGCTCCCCCAGGCGACCAGGTTTGAGCTGACGACGGCAGCGATCGCACATCTGGATTCGCCCGAGTACGCCACCCGGCGAGACCCTTCGCGCTGGGATCGTCTGCCACGTGGCTATGACACAGATGCGGTCCGCGAAGCGCTTCGCCAGGAGTGGCGGCAGTTGCGGCAGCGGGGCGAGTCTTCGGCTGGGTGATCCTGGTGTCCACCTGCTTGGGGCCGCGCGCTCTTCGGCCAGCAGCGTGACCCCCGCAGGCGCCTACTTGCCGATCCTCCGCCCGTAGACGGACGCCGCGCCACCTGGCTGGCCGGCCGTGCGGCCCAGCGAGGTGGTCTGCGGGGCCTTCCGCAGCGGGGCGTGGGCGATGGCGCCCTGGTTGGCCTCCGGGATGAGGCCGTACACCAGGATGCACGAGGCGTCGATCCGGCCGGGCGACTCCGGGTCGGTGGGCTGCCAGGTCGCCCACTCCCGTTCGAGGTGCTGCACCAACCGTGTTGCACATCCGTCACAGATCTCCCCCCTCTTCTAGAGAGACCCCGGGTTAGGCGTCAACATGATCCAGTGGAGATTGCCGAGTTGGTACTCAAGTACCTTCGCGCCCTAGCGTGGCCTGCGGTTACGTTTGCCGCTATCTGGACCCTGCGCGCTCAATTACGGGCAGCAGTCGCGCGGATGACGCGAGTGGAGACTCTCGCTGGTTCGATCGAGTTCGCCGCAGAAGTCCGGGACGTCCTAAACCAGGCCGAAAGCGCAGCAGACATCGATCAGTCACCGAGCGCCACGTACCACGATCACCAGGCTTATCCGCCGCCGTGGCAGCAACCAGTCCAGCCGGCGCCCGACAACGACGACATGGCGACGGAAGAGGAGCTGGCGTCCGTTCCTCAACAGGGTGATACTGCCCATAGCGATCGGCGCTACCCGCCGCCGCCCCCGCATCCCCAACCGGGACCCATGCCAGCGGGCCCGCCTACGGATACGTCCCAGGGCCCGGAGCCCGAACCGTCGCCTTGGTGGCCAAGACCCCAACCGCAGCCATCTGTGCCTGAGGAGCAGCCACCCTGGCAGTCGGGCTACGGGTATCCGCCCGCATATCGTCTTCCTGCACCGCCCAAACCACCTGCATTGGGAGGGGCGGCAGATGGCGCAGATGTAAGTCGGCCTTCCCGGCGGTTCGATGCCCTACGGAACCTGAGGTATGTGGCCGACGCCTCTCCCCTCACGGCAGTCCTCGAGGCCTGGGAAATCATCTACAGCCTCAGCAGCGATGTGATTGCGACGTTCGAGGGCGACGGCCCATATCCCCAGCCTTCGTCCCGTCGGAGTCCGGCAACAGTCGGCCATCGACTGGAGTTGCTCGGTTTGTCCCGAGAGTCCGTTGCCGTTTTCGACCGGCTGCGTGATCTACGCAACCGAGCCGCTCACAGGGCGACGGATGTGACTCATGTTGCTGCTCGCGATTTCGTCGACAGCTGCCTGACACTCGCGCGTGAGATCGAAGCGCTCGCAAACCGTTAAGGTCAGAAGCTCCAGGCGAACGCGAGGAAGGCAGAGGGCGGGGGCTGCCGCAACTAATTCCTGCCCCTCCGCCCGTACACGGATGCCGCGCCCTCCTGCTGGCCGGCCGTACGGCCCAACGCGGTGGGCTACCGGACCTTCGGCAGCGGCTCGTGGGCGATGGCGCCCTGATTGGCCTCCGAGACGAGGCCGTGCACCAGGACACAGGAGGCGTCGATCCGGCCCACTACCGCAGCCGCTTCCAGTCGCTCCGCCAGAAGACACTAAAGAACATGCGGATCAGGCTCTGGTCGCGCGGCGAGGGCGGAACAACGTTCCCTCCGTCAGGTGATCGGGCCCACAACCTGTACAGGTGCTCCGCGTCCTGAGCGTCTGGCACGTCCAAAAGAGCGCTGAGCTTCAACAACTCCTGCTGACGGTGAGCGTTCGCCGTAGCCTGCTGACGAGCGCGCCAGCCAGCCAGGAGTGTTGTGGCGCTCCAGCCCATCGCAACCAATGCGAACCTGGCGGTCGTGTAGCCCTTCGTCGGGTGCTCGAGGGCTGACCAGCGCAGCACCACCACAAGGCCGGCCACGCATAGGGCTGCTGCCAGTGCGTAGAAGCCACGCCAATAGATGTTGGCTTCGTGAGTCTCCGCTCGGTTGCGCCACCGTTTCAGCTCACGCTGTACCCGTTTCTTCTGGTCGGGCGCCAGCGGCGTACCGCTGAAGAACTCATCGAAGCTGGCGCGTATGGCCGCGCCGTACTCGGTCAACAGCGCTTCACGTGCTTCCCTCACCTGATTGGCTGTTGCTTGCAGCTCCGTTAACACCAGGATCAGCAGGGCGGCCATCGTGGCGGAGCTGATGGCCGCGAAATCCTGGCTCATGGCGACCGTATTGGTCATGTGACCTCCCCCCTCCCTACTGGGGAGACAGCGTAGTGTGCGGAGCCGGGACTCACTTGCCGATCCTCCGCCCGTACACGGATGCCGCGCCGCCCTGCTGGCCGGCTGTGCGGCCCAGCGCGGTCGGCTGCGGGGCCTTCGGCAGCGGCGGGTGGGCAATGGCGCCCTGGTTGGCCTCCGGGATCAGGCCGTACACCAGGATGCACGAGGCGTCGATCCGGCCCGGCGACTCCGGGTCAGTTGGCTGCCACGTCGCCCACTCGTTCTCGAGGTCGGTGAACATGCCGCGCAGCCGCACCCGGTCCTGCACCATCTGCTGCGCGATCGGCTCCGCCCTCAGCAGCTTGCCCTGCTTGGCCTGCACGGGCTGGATCATCGGCATCAGGTGGTTCTCGGGGATGAGGCCCTCCCGTTGCAGCGTCTCCCACGACGTGCGGATCGCCAGGGTGCACATGTCCCGGCCGTAGTTCCACTCGACGTAGATGATCGCCGCGTTCGTCTCATAGGCGAGCATCGCCGCCGCGGTGGACCACTCCGCCGACGACATCGCCGCCGATACGTCATGCGTGATCCACACGCGCTTGTCCTCGCCCAAGAATCCAGCGAGGACGCCGGCGACGTCCCGGCCACCACCCGAGGGGTCGATCGCGACGGCCTTCTTCTGCGGCTCGACCTGCGTCGTCGAGTCGCGGATCAGGCGGAGCAGGTCACGGGACACGAGGGCTCCTTCAGCGGGCTGCGGGTCGCCCTGGGCGATGGCGTGCCAGTCACGGACACTGGACGTCTTCTTCACGTCCGCCCACCACGCCAGCAGCGCCTTCCGGTTCCGGGTGGGGATCTTCGGATGCGGCAACGGGTCCCCGTGCGCCCGGCCAAGCGGATCCTCACCGAACTTGGCGTCGGCGATCGCCGGGAGGTGGACGACCTTCCACCGGCCGCCCTCCTCCAGCCGGCCGTCCTCCTCCAGCCGCCGCCCGGCGAAATCATCCGGGTGCCACCGAGTCTGAATGGCCACCACGGCGTTCCGGTCCGGCTGCAGGCGCTTCAGCGCGGCCGATGACCACCAGTCGTGGACGTGCTCCCGCAGCCGGGCCGACTCCGCGTCGGCGCGGTCCTTGTGCGGGTCGTCGACGATCAGGCAGTTGTGAACCAGTACCTGGCCCGCGAAGAAGTTGCGGGTGCCTTCCACCTGGAGGTCGTAGACGCGGACACGGGCCTCGCCTACCGGGCGGACCACGGCCACGGCGTCGGACTCGACTGCGCCAGCGTGCGCCGACGTGACGAGCGGGTCTCCGGGCTGGAGGTCGGCAGCGGCAACGTAGCCACGGCCGGGGACGTAGAAGCGGTGCTCGGGGGTGCAGCGGACGACACGGCCCGAGCGGCTGACGGCTTCGACGGTCTCCCCGTCGCTGCTGCTGGTGACCAGGACGGGAGCCCACACGGGCCGGTCGTGGTCGTGGTCGTAGGCGAGCACCGGGGCGGTGCATCCGGACTCGACGTAGGCGCCGATGGGCACGACCCCGCCAGGCGTAGCGATGGGCACGTCACCGGCCACGCAGTTGACCGAGAAGCCCGTCAGACCGGAGCCGATCGAGACGGACCGGACACCGCCGCCCGCGGTCGTGTCGTAGTCCTGCGCCGCCGCCGAGCCGGCCAGCAGCGCCAGGTCGTACTCCTCGCCGAACTCGGCGATGTACCTGCGGATCGCCTTGCCCCGGCGCAGCGCCAGGTCGTCCGAGTACGACGTCACCGCCACCCGATCCTCCGGGTGCTTGCACAGCCACCAGAACGGGAACCACTCAGCGACCGTCGTGCTCTTCCCCACCTGGGCAGGCGTGAAGATCATGAGCCGGTCGTAGTCGCCCCGCTCCAGCTCGACCAGCGCATCACCGATCACCTTCAGGTGCGGACGCATCCGGTAGGACCGGTCCAGGGCGCGCGCCATCGTCACCGGGTTTCCCAGCAACTCCTGGCTCAGCGCCCGCTGGGCGGCCTGCAGCCGCCGGTACACCTCGGCGTCGTCGAGATGGTCCAGCTCGTCGAGGATCGGGGGCGCGCTCATTCTGTGCCGTCGACCTCCTCTCCGTCGTCGCCGGCCTCCGGGTCGGCATCGTCGTCGTCACTGCCGTCGGTCGCCTTCACCCGCCGGGCGACGGAGGCGGCCAGCTCGCTGAGGCGGACGCGCCGCTGCTCCGGGGGCATCTGCGCGAACTCCTGCAGCTGGACCGCGAGCGGGTTGCCGCCCTGCCCGGTCAGCGCGATCGTCTCCGTCGGGTCGCCGAACAGGACGCGCCGGTGCCGCATGGCGACGTCCATCAGCCGGATGAAGTCGCCGACGCTCATCTCGGCCGCGTTCAGCGAGCCCAGCCGCTGCGCCAGCTTGCCGATCACGGCGCCCAGCATGCGGGCGTCGGTCTCGACGGCCTTGCGCCGCTCCTCCAGCCAGCTCGCCTCGTACAGCCGGTCCAGGTGCTGGTCCCACGCCTCCGCGCGGTCCCGCCACCGGTACTCGGCGGCGACGTTCCTCACGTGCCCGTGCGCGAGTGTCAGGCTCTCCGCAGTCTTTGCCAGGGTGCGGGTGCGGCCGAGGTCGCGGTAGGTGGTGAACTGGCCGTGCTTGCGGGGGCTCTCTCCGGGTTGTTTCTCCCATGGGTCGAGTTTGGGGTCGAGGATGATCTGCTTGGCCATCGTGGGGTCCTGCCGTACAGGGGGGTGGGGCTAGGCGTGGGCCTGTTCGGGCTGGTCAAGGTAGGTGCCGGCCCAGAGTTCGAGTGCCTTGTGCCTGTGCTCGGCGGGGATGTCTCCGCGTGCTACGGCGGCTTGTAGGGCGCGTTCTACGACGGCGGCGGATGCGGCGGGCATGGCGTCCGTGTGGAACAGGGTGAGGAGGGGGGCCATGCCGTGGTGGCGGGGCTCGCCAGTGTCACGGTTGAACCAGCCGTCTGTGATCTCGTCCGCGTGGCTGTTGAAGCTCTCCAGGATGACCCCGAAGGCCGTGGCGACGTTCGTTACGTCGTAGCTCTTGGACGCCAGGTCGAGGCCGGCCATGAGCTGGTCGTACTGGCGGAGCTGGGCGATCCAGACGGCGTCTGCGCTGGATGCGAGGGCGATGGCGTCGCGGATCGTGTTCTGCGCGTCCTTCAGGTCGTCGGGCAGGAACACGATGGCGAGGGTCTGGAAGGTGAGGTTGGCTTCGGAGATCGAGGGGCTGTCGAGCTCGGCGAGGTTTTCCAGGGTGGCGTCGTCGAGGCCCGCGTACTCGCGGAGGTTGAGGTCGGTGATCCGCTCGTACAGCGTCTTGAGGATCGCCAGGTCGTCTTCGCCGGCGATGGAGTTGTGCGAGATCTGGATGGCGATGCGCTCTTCTTCCGTGAGCGGATCGGACGACTCCAGCCAGATGATCTCTTCGAGTCCGGCTTCGATGGCGGCCTTGACGCGGTGGTTGCCTGAGAGGACGTGGCCGTCGCCGGTGGCCGTGTCGCGCCACACGAACGGCGTGGAGGTGAGGACCTCGTCCTTGCGGACGTTGGAGACGAGCTGCTGGAACTGCTCGTGCCGCATGTAGCGGGCGTTAAGGTCCAGGAGCTTCAGCGAGCGGGGGTCGCCCCGCTTGATCTCGACCTTCACTTCTTCAGATCCTTTCCGTAGCGCTTCTTCCACTCGGCGAGGACGTCGGCGAGTGGCTTGCCGGTGAACGGGCCGCCGTACTGCAGCTGGTACTGCTGGGCGTAGTAGGAGTCGTTCGGGTCGATGCCCTTGGCCCAGTCCTCCTTCATCACGTCTTTCTGGTCGCGTTTGAGGAGGCGGAGCACGCCGCGGTACTTCATGGACACCGGCCGCTTCGTGAACGCGGTGGTGGCGAGGGACTGGTAGCGGCGGTGGCCGTGCCGCCAGGCGAGGAGCTGCGCTTCCTTGGAGACGGCGGCCATGACGATTAGCTTGGACAGCTTGGCGTAGCGGCTGGTGGAGACGGGGAAGTCGGACAGCATGTAGACGGTGGGCTGCTGGGGCAGGTGCGCGCCCCAGTTCCCGAGGGTGGGCGCCCAGCTGTAGGCGAAGACGCCGACGAGTTTCTGGTCGACGAGGACGGCCATCGCCAGGGACTCCGAGCCGGGCCGGATGTTGTGGTTCATGTAGGCGGAGCGGAGCGCGGCGAACTGGCCGGAGGTGAGGACGGCGAGGCTGGCGGTGTCGCCGATCTCTTCGTCGGCGAGGTGGGGGCCGGGCCAGTTCTCGGTGTGCTGGCGGGGCTGGACGAGGCGGAGCGGCCCGGACTTGGCGTACACCCAGATCGGGATGCCGCGGTTGGTGGTGCGGGTCCGGCCGCGCAGGTACTCGGCCATTTCCGGGATTTCCTCGTTGGTGCCGAGGAGCCAGTGGTCGCGGTCAGTGATCCGCTCGATCAGGAACTCAAGCTCGGGGTCTTCCATGATCGTGAACTCGGGGGGAGTCCACTCGAACATCTCCTCCAGCTTGGCGAAGTCGCGGACGAAGTTCTTGCCCGCGCCGTGGAACGGCGGGTAGGAGACGACGCCGGCGCCGTCGGGGATCTTCTCCACCCACGTCAGGGCGTCCTCGGCGCTGTAGGAGGCGAGCTTGAGGACGTCTTGGGCGGCGATGATCTTCGCGGTGGTCTTGGCGTGCAGGTCGGGCCACTGCTGCTCGTAGGCCCGGCGCATCTTGTCCCAGTACGGGTTGGACTTCTTGCCCATGAGGGGGGCGAGGCGGGTGCACAGCAGCATCGTCGCGAGCTGCTTCTCCGGGGTGTCGTGGTGTGCTTCCAGCCACGGGAACTCGGCGGTCGCCGAGGGGGTGAGGACCAGGGGCATCGGGTCGTTGGCGTAGTACCGGCCGATGGCTGTGGAGTACATCAGCACGTCGCACGAGTGCAGGTTCTTGCCGAGGCTGGCGATCGTCTTCTCGACGGTGAAGTTCCCGCAGCACACGTTGTAGACGTCGGTGACGTCCTTCCACAGGGAGACGTGCTCTCTGACGATGCGGCACATGTCAGCGGGGATTGAGCCATGGAACATCGGGGCGGCTCCTCGTTGGGGTGCAGGTGGTGACGAGGGGCGGCAGATGGTAGCTGAACAGGCATCCAGTGCATTCGCGACAGTTGGGCCGCATACGAAAGCCCCCGCCCTGACGGGCGGGGGCTTCGGCGTGGAGCGCCGGCCACGACTTGAACGTGGACCTGCCCCCTGGAAGGGGACCGTGCGGCGGTTACACCTCCGGCGCGGGACGGTCGCCGCCGCCGCTCAGGACGACCGCACTACCGGATAGTACCCCACCATTCGTACGCTTTGTCAGCGATAGTTACGGATCACGGCAATCGCGGCTGCGGCGACCACAGCGGCCACCCGCCTCATGGCGTTCGACACGGCGGCCATGCGGGCCAGGACGGTGAAGAAAGGACGCTTCTAGTCAATGGCGGCGATCAGAGCCAACGAGGCGGCGAGCGCCGGATCATGCGCCGGGACGCGCGCCAGGGCTCAGGATGGATGCGGCCAGAGCGAGGGCCTCCTCGTCGGGTGCCTCATGACGGCGTGGCCCTACACGCTTACCGCGGAGCAAGCGGCCGGCCAGACGCCGACGCGCCTCCGCGGGGCTTTTCTCCCCCCACGTGTGGGAGTCCATGTTGCAGAACAGGTGAGTCAGGGCGACATTGTCCAGCGTGTCCGACCCGCCCTGGCAGACTTCCACCACGTGATGGACGCTCGGCGTGCAGGGGTGGGGCGCCCTGAACTCCCGAGACACGGGGCTGAGGCAGATCGCGCATTCCCAGCCGTCCCGGTCACCGACGTCTTCGAGCGTGTACCGGTCGCGAGGTCCGGCCTCCCGCATGCGCTGGCGGCGGCGCCGGTCCTGTCGCCGCCCGATGGCACGGCGGCGTTCGAGGCGCTGCTCTTCGCCGCTCAGCCCGGCCCATGTCTCCGGGTCGAGCACGTCGAAGACCCACGGTGGCCCGCTGGCCACCTCGACTACTGGGCCCTTGCGTGCCGGTTGCCACCCCACGGGTACCACTTCAAGGGAGCTGAGATCAGACGCCGGGTTTTCGTCCACCGCGCCAGCGTGCACCCACGGCAACCGCCGCGTATACGGGCTGGACGCCGGTGAACTCGGTCATCCCGCCCGCTCTCCTTCGCCCGCAACCTTCCAGCTGGGCAGCACCTCGTCGGCCGGGTCCGGCTCGTACCGGTCGAACGAGTTCCGCGCGTACTGCTGCCAGGCCGGGGGCCGCTCCCGCATGGCCCGCAGTCGGCACGTCTCCTCCGGCCACCACAGCAGCACCGACCGGGCCCCGTACCGGAGTCGGTAGTGCTCGCGCTTCTTACGCGCCGGGGCGGTGGAGATGACCCAGCAGCGGCGCACCTGGTGACCGCCGGGCAGCAGCCGCTCCAGCGCGGCGTCTCGCGCCTCCGTCACGACCGGCACGAGTGCGTCGATCCACTCCCGGTCCCCGGCCAGGCTCATCGCCGCCATCAGCGCATCGAGGTCGAGGACCAGGTGTCCGCGGCGGGGTGCTCGGCGACGTACCGGTTCTTGCCCGCGCACGGCGGCCCGGCCACGAGGACGACGTCCAGGCCGGGCACCCGCCGGTCCGCCATCGACGACCCGCGAGCGGAGTTACACGACCGGCACTGCACCTGAAGCGGCCCAGCCTCCGACCCCCCGGCCCCCCGGCCCCCCCGGAGGCCGTCTCTTATACACATC